ATGTAGGTGAAACTGAAGGAGCTGAAATTAATTTAGATGAAAAAGGAGAAGCGGTCAAACAAGAGGAAGTAAAAGAAGAGATCGAAGTTGAACAGGTACCTCAAGATAAAACTTACGAAAATGAAAGAGAAGTTAAACTTGAAGAAAAAAAACCTGAAGAAAAAGATGAGTTAAAAGAATATAGTGAAGGAGTTCAAAAAAGAATTGCTAAACTAACTCGTAAAATGAGAGAAGCAGAAAGACAGCGAGAAGAAGCTGTTCAATATGCTCAATCAGTTACTCAACAAAAAAATCAAGCAGAACAAAGATTATCTAAATTAGATAAAAACTATGTTAGTGAATTTGAAAACAGAGTTACGACTAGTATGGCAGCAGCCAAGCTAGCTCTTAAAAATGCGATTGAATCACAAGATGTTGAAGCACAAATAGCAGCACAAGAACAGTTAGCTAATTTAACTGTAGAATCTGCTAGAGTTAATGCTTTAAAAGCTAGAGAAGTAGCAGCACCTAAAGAAAAAGAGGTTAATGTTACTCCACAGCAACAACAACCAACACAACAAAGTGATCCTAAAGCCGAAGAGTGGGCTGCTAAAAATCCTTGGTTTGGTAATGATACTGCTATGACTTATACAGCGTTTGATATACATAAAACGCTTGTAGAAAAAGAAGGATTTGATCCTAAATCTGACGAATATTATGAAGAAGTTGATTCAAGAATAAGAGTTGAATTTCCCCATAAATTTGATAAGGTAGAAGACAATACTACAAAAAGAGCAAAACCTGCTCAGAATGTAGCTTCAGCTAGACGTTCGAGCTCAACTGGACGCAAAAAAACTGTGAAACTCTCGCCATCACAGGTAGCAATTGCTAAAAGAATAGGCGTGCCACTCGAAGAATATGCGAAACAATTAAATATCACGGAAGGAGCATAAGCATATGGAAAATGAAACAATTAAAACTTCTCGTGCGAGTCAAACAAGAGACAAGGTTAAAAAACCTACAACTTGGACTCCACCCTCATCACTCGATGCACCGCCTGCACCCGAAGGGTACAGACACAGATGGATTAGAGTTGAAGTCCTAGGTTTTGACGATACAAAAAATGTATCAGGAAAACTTAGAGAAGGATGGGAGTTAGTGAGAGCTGACGAATATCCTGAACAAGACTTTCCATCTTTAGCAACAGGAAAATATTCTGGTGTTATCGGAGTAGGAGGCCTTGTGCTGGCAAGGATACCCGAAGAAATCGCGCAACAACGTGAAGCTTATTATAAAGATCAAACTAAGCAACGTGATGAAGCAGTGAATAACGATGTTCTTAAGGAACAGCACCCAAGTATGCCAATCAATAATGAAAGGCAGACTCGTGTAACTTTTGGTGGTTCAAAGAAATAATCTTTTAGTAATTTCTTACCAACAAAATAAATGTTAACCGTACTGGAGGCCCTCACGGGCAGGTACACTTAAGAAAAGGAAATAAAACATGGCTAACGATAGTACAGCTGGATACGGATGTAGAGCAGTAATGACTGTAGGTTCAACACCTGCAACTTCTGGTCAATCTGAATACAAGCTATATGATTACGCAGGCGCAGCTTTTAATACAATTTTCAAAGGCGACCCGGTTTCTCTAAATGCAGGAACTCAGGCAGCTGAAAAAGGTTATATTCAAGATGCTACCTACGATTCAACAGACGATGACAATAGTGGTGGAGCAGGCTGGCAAAACAGTGCTGACCCTCTATTAGTAGGAGTCTTTAATGGTGCTTTCTACATAGATGCAGGAACATCAAAACCGACGTTTGCAAACTCAGTAACGAGTGGAACAAACTTTGCGGTAGATTACAACACAGGTTCAAGTGACGGAACTGCTTTTGTATTGGACAATCCTAACCAGGAATTCAATATGAGAGCTAACGCAGCTTGGCAACAAAATGATGTTGGTCTTAACTATAACACAGGTGATAACGGGGCAACTGGTATCAGTGGAATGTCTGACGAAAGACTTTCTATTGCAACAGTAGCAACTACTTCAATGTTTACATTGATAAGAGGTGCTAATATCCCAGGTCAAAACGATTATGCAAGCGAGGGCAGTGATGTCGTTGTTATGATCGCTAAAGCCTCTCACCTATACAACTAATAGCGAATAAGGAGATAAATAACTATGGCTATATCAAGAGCACAACTAGTTAAAGAACTAGAGCCTGGTCTGAATGCTTTATTCGGACTAGAGTACAGACAATATGCGGACGAAGCTGCAGAAATTTTCGACACAGAAACTTCAGACAGAGCTTTCGAAGAGGAAGTAATGTTAAGTGGTTTCGGAAATGCTTCTGTTAAACCTGAAGGTCAAGGTGTATCATACGACGATGCGCAAGAAACTTTCACAGCTCGTTACACAAACGAAACAATTGCTTTAGCATTTGCGATCACTGAAGAAGCGATCGAAGATAACTTGTATGACAGACTTGCGTCTAGATATACAAAAGCTTTAGCAAGATCAATGGCAAGCACTAAGCAAATTAAAGGCGCTGCAGTATTGAACAATGGATTTGACAATACATACGCAGGCGGCGATGGAGTTGCTTTATTAAGTGATGCTCACCCTACTCTTTCTGGAACTTTCAGAAATGAATTAGCGGTTGCAGCTGACTTAAATGAAACTTCATTAGAGCAGTCTTTAATTGACATTTCTGCTTTCACTGATGAAAGAGGCCTAAAAATTGCGGCTAGAGGAATGAAAATGATTATTCCACCACAACTGCAATTCACTGCTGACAGACTTATGAAGTCTGAAGGTAGAGTAGGAACAGCTGATAATGATATCAATGCTATCAAGAACATGGGAATGGTTCCAGAAGGTTATACTGTAAACCATTACTTAACTGATCCTGATGCATTCTTTATCAAAACAGATGTGCCTAATGGTCTAAAACATTTCAACAGATCACCTATCAAAACTACTATGGAAGGTGACTTTGATACTGGCAACGTTAGATACAAAGCTAGAGAGAGATACGTATTTGGTTTCTCTGACCCTAGAGGTATCTTTGGTTCACCAGGGACTGCATAATAATTAAATATTTAGGGGCCGCCTTAAAACGGCCCCTTTATTACATATAAAGGTGTGTAAATGAAAAAAACTCGCATAAATATTTGGGCATATGACCATCATGCAAAATTTAATATTGAGCATGTTGAAGATACGGCTGAAAGTGTTGAAAAAGCAATACTTGACAAGCTAGGAGAAAAGAGTATAAAATGGGAGTATCTCGGAAACAACTATAATAACGAGATAAATCGAATAACTTATGAGGAGGTTATTGATGATACAAGACCTATACAAACAAAAAAGGTCCTTGGAGTTGAAGTGGGGCAGATACACTCTTGAGATGGTCAGAATTGATGACAAAGTTAAAAAAGTCATTACTGACATTAAGCTGGAAGAAGCAGCTATTGCCCACAGGCAGAATAGCGTTGAAGACGCAGCTCCACAAGTTTCTGTAGCTACTTAGTAAAAAGCTACATCGTTGGAAAACACTCTCCGCACTATAAGCTCTCTTGCACTCTACTAAAAACTATTGTATATTTATCACACTATACTTAACAAAGAATATCGACGCGTATAGTCGACTAGCCTAGAGACGGTATTCTTTTATACTAGGAGGAATATATCATGGCACAAACAAAAACATCTTTTCAAGGAAAGATAAGAAGTTATGGTGGAACTAATAAAGGCGACGCATCACCGGGAGTAGCAGTACTTTCAGTAATGTTTTCTTTTAACCCAGTTACCGCTGCAAACACAGATGGAACAACTAACGTAAAAATAGGAACTTCTGCAACTACAGGTGAAGATTTGATTTTACCTAAAGGTGCAATTCCAATTTCTATAACTACAAGAGCTGTTGCAACAGGTGGAACAAACCCTACTGTTGACATTGGTTGTTTAGCACACTCAGATGGTGCTGGTGGAACTACAGCTGCAGATCCAGATGGATTATTTAATGAAGTAGATGCGGATGCAAATAACACACAAACTATTGCTGCAGGCGCTTTAGTAACTACTGCTGGATTAACAGCGAATGCGACTGTTACTGGTAATGCAGGCTCTTCAGCTGCAACTGGTGGAACTTACACTGGTGTTTTAACATACTACTGTGTTGATGACGGTAAGGAAACTTATCCACAATTAACATAATATAATTTTTATGATGCTCCTTCGGGGGCATCATAATTAAAACTAAGGAGAAATAATGGGAACATATGTTTCAAACGTACAGGCTAAAAGATTAACTTCTACTGGAACTGTTTTTGCTGGACCCGCTAGACTTTTAGGAATTTATTTTGTTGCTGATACAACAGCAGGATCAATTGAATTAAAAGATGGTGGTGCTACTGGAACATCTAGAGCGGTATTTGATACACCTTTAGGTGCATCTAATGCTGGTGAAGAAACTACTTATCAAATTGAAATTCCAGGTGATGGAATAAGATTTACGACAGACTTACACGCTACTTTAACTAATGTTGACAAAGTAACATTTCTGTTTGGATAGGAGTCTTAGGTGGCCACAATTACTTATACAGTTACGGTTGCAACTGGTACTAACCAATATGGTACAGGAAATAAATACTATATTAATGGTACGGTTAGCCCGACTATTCAGTTACAAGAAGGTAACACATATATTTTTGATACGTCGGACAATACAAACCTTACTCACGTTTTTGCATTTTCTACAAATCCAAATAACTCACCAGCGGGAGCTTACACAACAGGCGTAACTACTACAGGTGTATCTGGAAATGCAGGATCAAATACTACTATTATTGTAGGAAACTCAACTACAACTGCAGACCAAACTGTACCTCCATTGTTTTATTATTGTACAGTTCACGCTGGCATGGGAGGTTCTGCACCTACAATTACTCAATCTTCTGGAGTATCTAATAAATTTAATCCACCAATAGATGATATTATAGAAGAAGCATTTGAAAGAACTAATATAAGAGGAACTAGAACAGGTTATCAATTAAGATCTGCAAGACGTTCTTTAAATATAATGTTTCAAGAATGGGAAAACAGAGGTGTTCATTTATGGAAAGTAAAACTAGCTAAAGTACCTTTAGTTTTAGGTCAAGCAGAATATAGTTTTGCAACAGATTCTATAAATTTTCCAAGTGATATGAGTGAAATATTAGAAGCATATTATAGAAATAATTCTACAACTACAGCACCTCAAGACATAGCACTAACACAAATTAGTAGATCAACATATAATGCAACCCCTAATAAATTAGTACAAGGAACTCCTTCGCAGTTTTATGTAGAAAGAAAAATTAATCCAAGCATATTTTTATATGCTACACCAAATTCAAGTGTATCAAGTACAACTACACCAAGTAGTTTTCAATTTTGTTTTTATTATTTATCTAAAATAGAAAATCCAGGAGCATACACAAATGTTTCTGATGTAGTAAATAGATTTTATCCATGCATGATGTCAGGTCTTGCATATTATTTAAGTATGAAATTTTCTCCAGAAAGAACGTTAGATCTTGAAAGAATTTATGAAAGTGAAATGTTAAGAGCGTTAGATGCAGACAACCAAGGTACATCTACATTTATTTCTCCACAAACATTTTACGGAGATGGAGTAATGTCATAATGGGAGTTTTTGCAAGAGGTAAACAAGCTTTAGCAATTTCTGATAGATCAGGAATGAGATTTCCATATACTGAAATGGTTAGAGAATGGAATGGATCTTTAGTTCACTATTCAGAGTATGAACCAAAACAACCTCAACTTGAACCTAAACCAGTTGGTAATGATCCACAAGCTTTACAAAATCCAAGAGTAGAAGAAGAAGCTACATCACAATTAATTTTATTAACTAATGATCCTTTTGAAGTTGTCAACTATAGTGGTACCACTTATGTAAATGTTTATTCAGTAGATCATCAAAGAGCAGCAGGAAGTAAAGTTAGATTAAGAGG